GTTGTTCAAACTGTTGCCCAAAATAACGTGTCTCAATTCTTGAGTCATGCTGCACTGGTAATGACTGCTGCTTTAGTCTCAGGCAATAAAGTTTATTGCGTTAATACTGATACTGCAACTGGTGCTTGTCTCATTAGTACTACTGCTACTACTGGCTCTGGTATTGTTATGAACAACACAATCCGTGCTCTTGACGTTGCTGCTGCTATTGTGGTTACTGCTAATGCTGTTCAATATGGAATGTTTAACAACCTCTATATTGGAGATGGAACCATGAACTCAGGTTTTGTACTTCCTGCTATTGGTACTGATGCCTAATCTGTACTGTAGTTTACTAGGGGAAGAATAATCTTCTCCTAGTATCTTTAATAGGTACACCCTTTGCAAAATAGGAGTTTGGCATGAGTGATGTAAGAATTAAAAGTGGCGAACAACCTCGCTACTTTGCTTTTAGTACTGCGCTATCTACAACAAGTAATGGTAACTCTACACCTTTGTATAAAGAAAGTCCTTGGAGTACTTTTCAAGTTATTATTACTGGTACTGGTGCTGTATCAGCTACAGTAACTATCCAAGGTTCAAACCAAGAAGACACCTTTAATGGTACTAAAAGTAATTGGGTTACTATAAATGCTTTTAGTATGACTGGTACTACCAGTGATACACAAGGTTTTACTTCAATAGCTACTTGGAGATATGTACGTGCTGTTGTTGCTTCTATTTCTGGAACAGGGGCTACTGTTGAAGTAATCATGGGTGTCTAAGTGGATATTCAAACGTTACTTAACACAGGTCTTATTCTTGCCGCTACTGTTACTGGCTGGTTTGCAAGAGAGCTGTGGGCCGCTGTTAAAGATTTAAAAGCTGATCTATCTAAGTTAAGAGAAGACCTTCCTAAAGAGTATGTTGCTAAGAACGACTACAAGGATGATATTCGAGAACTTAAAGATATGATTGGCAAGATCTTTGATAGACTAGATAATAAATCTGATAAGGCGTAACTATGTCTAAAATGATTGTCCCAGCTAATGCTAAAGAAGCCCAGATTAGTGCTGTTGTTATTCGTGCTGATGGCACTATAGAGCACTTGGGTGTTATTAGTTATTGGCACAAGAACCCCTTCAAACGTATTTTTTGGAGTATTAAAAAATGGCTACAGTCCTAACAAATGCTGGTAAAGCAATCGTAACTAATCGTATTAAAGGATCAGGTACTGAGCCTCTTAATGCTGCTTGGGGTACAGGTGCTGGCACAGCAGCAATAACTGATACAACTTTATTTACAGAAGCTAGTCCCCGTGCTGCTGGTACAAGCACACAACAGACTACAACTGTAACTGATGACACGTACCAAGTGGTTGCTACCATAACTGCTGCTGGCACTCTTGCTGTTACTAATGCTGGTTTGTTTGATGTAATCACTGCAAGTTCTGGCAACTTGTTTGTTAAAGGTGACTTTACAGTAATCAACGTAGTATCTAGCGACTCAATCCAGTTTACTTTTAAAACTACGTTTAGTTAATTTAAGGTAGGAGACAATGGTATATGTCTCTTAATGCCTATGCAGTTAATGCAGCAGTACTGAATGGTGCTGGTAATAACCAGTACACCCAGTCAGTAACAGCTTCTAGCAGCAGCACTTTTACTCTGGTAAAAAGTGTTGCTATTATTAAATCTGTTGCAAGCACTAGCACAGTAATTAAAACACTTTTGACAGGTAAGTTTATAGCTTACGTGTCTACTAGTGCTGCGTCTATAGTAAAAGCTATAGTTAAAAGCCTTTCTTTTTCTTCTAGCTCTACAACCACTTTAGACAAATCTTTTCTTAAACTTCTTAGTGCTTCTGTTACTACAGCCAATAGTTTAGTACGTAGCATAGCAAAAACCCTTTCTAATTCTAGTACGTCTGCTAATAGTTTTGTTAAATCTACTAGCAAGTCTATTGCTGTAACAGCAACTGTAGTTGTTAGTTTAGTTGCTAATGTTATCTATGCAAGAGTCTTATCAGCACTGTCTATAAACACAGTATCATTGGTAATGACTACTATTAAAACAATAGCAGTTTCTACAAGCAGTATTGCAACATTGCTTAACTCACTTGCTTTCTTTAGAACCCTTGCTGCAACATCTAGCACAACCAACACAATAAGCAAAGCCCAGTCTTTTTACAGAACTATTGCGGCTAGTACAGTAACCTCTGTTGCAACCATAGTAAGAGAGGTATCAAAAATAGTGGTTGTTGTTAGTTCTGTACAAGCAACTATTTCTACATCTACTCAAAGATTTGTGTTATTAGTAACAACCGTCTATACTAGTGTGGTAAGCTATATCTACCAAGTCCTACCAAATGTCGTAGATACAGTCTTTGTACCCACAAGGAAAGTTCTAGTCAAAGCTGTTGGATTTGTTAGCATACTAGTTAGACCAAAAAAGACTAATGTAGTTGCTTCAAAACAGGATGACATATATGGCTGAAAGTTTTTCTTACAAATTTACTGCTGAGATCAAACCCCTATCATTTGACTTTAGTCAAGTATTGGCTACAGGAGAAACACTGTCTACAGCCATTTGTACTGTTCTTGTTATAGACGGTGTAGATGCTTCCCCATCTAGTTTGTTGTCTGGTGGCGCAAGTATTATAGGAAGTAAAATTTACCAGCAAGTACAAAGCGGTACAGCAGGAGTAACTTACCGCATTGTGGCTACTATAACAACTAGTGCAGGTAACACCCTGGTTGCATTGGGTGATTTACCTGTGTATAGTACAACTGAAGTACAGTAGTAATGTCTTACAAATCTAGGTGGAGTAACGGCAACTGGAACGTCATTTGTGATGTTTGTGGTCGTGAATTTAAAGACAACGAACTACAGATGCGTTGGGATGGACTTATGGTCTGTTCTGGTGATTGGGAACCTAGACAACCCCAAGACTTTGTACATGGTGTAGCTGACATACAAGCTCCCCCATTTACTAGGGCTGAGCAAGCAGATGTGTTTCTTTTTGTGCTGCGAAGTACAACTGCTCTAAATGGATCAGCGCTCAACACTCTGCCTATAAACGATGGCTATAACTAAAGAGGAATCTTTATGGTAATGAAGTTTACTAACAACGCAACAAGTACTTTAGCGTCTAGTATTACTAGTATTGCAACTAGTCTTACAGTAGATGGTGGTGACGGTGCTTTGTTTCCAACACTAACAGCAAGCGATTATTTCTACTGTACTCTTGCTAACTCAAGCGGTACTATTGAAATTATTAAAGTAACAGCTAGATCTACTGACACATTTACTATTACCCGTGCTCAAGACAATACTGTGGCTAGTGCATTTGCTGCTGGAGATAAAGTAGAGTTACGTTTAGTTGCTGCAAGTCTAAACGATTTGCCCAAACTAGATGAGGCAAATACTTTTTCTGCTGCAAATACTTTTTCTACAACTTTGGGTGTTACAGGTGCTGCTACTTTAAGTTCAACTTTGGGTGTTACAGGTGTCTCTACGCTAACTGCTGGTGCAGTAATCCAAGGTTTGACAGTTGGCAAAGGAGCAGGTGCTGTAGCTTCCAACACTGCGGTGGGCGCTAGTGCTTTGGCAAGCAATTCATCGTCTGGCTCCATGACTGCCTTGGGGTATCAGGCGCTGTATTCGGCTACTTCTGGTCAAAACACTGCTGTTGGCTCACAGTCTTTTTATACCAGCGGTGCTGGTGCGTACAACACAGGTTTGGGCAATCAGTCGGGGTATTTAACTACCTCTGGCTCATACAATGTGGCGCTTGGTCATTCTGCTCTATATTCCAACACCACAGCCTCACAAAACACTGCTATTGGTTATCAGGCGGGGTATAGCAATACAACAGGTTCACAAAATATATTTATTGGTCAGCACGCTGGATACAGCAATCTAATAGGAGGCGCACTTGTAGTTATTGGTTATCAAGCCGCTTATTCAAATACAGGAGCTAGGCACGTTGTTATTGGCTATGACGCATTGGGAAATAACACAACAGGTAATGATAATGTTGCTATCGGTGGCTATCGTCCAATGTTTTACAATACGACTGGTAGTTCAAACGTAGCTGTTGGCAGAGAAGCACTCCAAGCCAACACCACAGCCTCAAGCAACACTGCTGTAGGTTATCAGTCTCTGTATAGCAACACCACAGCCGTGGGCATGACTGCTGTAGGGTATCAAGCACTTTATTCAAATACCACTGCCAATAACAGTACAGCCTTTGGCTATACAGCACTTTATGCGGCAACTGGAAATCAAAATTGTGCAATAGGTCACAACTCTAGCGGCGCAGTAACTACTGGCGCTAGAAATACATCTTTAGGTGCGGCCTCAAATGGCAATGGAACAACTGGAACTGATAATGTTTGTATTGGTTATGCAATAAATCTTGGCGCTGCTGGAGATTCAAGTGAAATAGTAATTGGAAATGCTGGCGGTGGAACTCTTACTGGTAAAGGTTCATCTACTGGCTTTATTTCTCCTGCTGGTGGTGCTATGTATAACGGAGGGAACACAACCACATGGACAACAACATCTGACCGCCGTTTGAAGAAAAACATCGTTGACAACATTGTTGGCTTGAATGCCATAACTTCAATTCGTGTCCGCAACTTTGAATACCGCTTGCCAGAAGAAGTAGATGCAGAACTCAAGCCAACTGATGCCATTGAAAAACCCGGTATTCAGCTTGGCGTAATTGCACAAGAACTCAACGAAGTATTACCAGATTGCATCAAGACCGAATCCACCGGGGTCATATCTGTCAATGCAGATAATCTGACTTGGTACATGGTCAACGCCATCAAAGAACTCAAGGCAGAAATTGACAGTCTTAAAGCCCAACTCAATCAAGGAGCTTAAAAATGGAAAATTTGAACATTGAGCAACCAACAGCCGAGCAAATTGCTAGGCATTTTTCCGCATGTATGGATTCAGTGAACCTCATCAACGGCGGTAAGCCCGAAGGCATGGAAGATTCTGAGTGGACAGACTGCCTGTCACGCAACAAAGAACATTTGAAGATCATGCTGGCAAAGGATTTCTGGACAAATGAAGACCTTGCGCCGCTACAAGCAGCGTCAGCATGACCGACTCCACCGAAACTCGACTGGCGGTGCATGAGGCCATTTGCACAGAACTAAAATTGTTGTTACTAATAACAACAACCAAAGGATATTAACATGTCTTCTAACTACAGCATTACTCGGGATCAAATTATTTCTTTAGCTTTAAGAAAGTTGGGAGTACTTGAGATTGGTGATACACCTGATGCTAACTCTATAGCTAATGCTGCTATGTCTTTAAACTTGCTTATTAAACAATTTAATATAGATGGTTTAAGGCTTTGGAAGGTATCAGAACTTATTATTCCTCTTGTATCTGGACAGACTAGTTATACTCTAGGAGGTGCTGCATCTGATTTAATGTATGACTCTTTAGATCCTACTGTTGCTATTACAGATAAACCTTTAAAAGTTATTCAAGGGTTTTACCGCGACATTCAAGATACTCCGTATACTGATATACCAGTAATGTTAATGTCAAGGCAAGAATATACTACTCTAGGTTCTAAGTTTTCTACTGGTACAGCTAACACAATATTTTATGATGTTCGTAAAATTAATGGTATCTTATATGTGTATTTAACTCCAGACTCTAATGCACAAACTAACTTAGAGCTACACATTATTGCTCAGATGCCTATTAATGACATTACTTTAGCTACAGATATACCAGACTTTCCCAACGAATGGATGAACTGTTTGGTGTGGAATCTATCAGACCAATTGTGCCTTGAGTATGGTGTTCCTATGAATGCTAGACAAGAAATTAGCCAACGTGCTATGGCTTATAAAACTCAAATGTCTGATTGGGATGTAGAAACGTACAGTACGTTTTTTCAACCTGATTTTAGATCTTCGTCTAATAACTCTTATGGACGATAAGTATGGCTACCCAGCGTATTCCTCTTAGCCAACCTATTGAATCCCGTACAGGATCTTTTAGTAAGGACTCTTATTGCTCCAATTGTTTTTTTGAAACAAGGGATCAAAAAAGAGAGTTTGTTAAAAGACCTGGGCTTGTGTTTGCCAAACAAATTGTATCTTTAACTCCCCCTGCTTTTATACCAAGTCAAGGGTTAGTTGCATTTAACACTAAGCTCATTGCTGTCATCAATAATGTTGTATATAAAATTGATCCTAGTTCGTCCTATGCAGTTACAAACCTAGGAAGTACGTCAGCATCAACTGTTCAAAGCTACTTTGTTAAAACGTTTTTAGATACATACTTGTTTTTTCATAACACATTGACTGGTTATTTGCTAGATCAGGCAGGATCATTTGTGGCTATGACTACATTACCTTCAGCACCTTATGTGCCTGGAGCTGTGTTTTTAGATAACTATGTTTTTATTGGTACTACTAACAATCGTATTTACAACTCCAATGTAGGTGACCCAACTACTTGGGGGTCTTTAGATTATATAAGCTTTGAACAAACAACAGATACTCTTGTTGGCATTGCTAAGCACTTAAACTATCTTGTGGCTTTTGGCAGTTCTAGTACTCAATTTTTCTATGATGCTGGTACGGCTACAGGTTCTCCTTTAGCTGTTGCTACTAGCTATACATCTGAGGTTGGTTGTCTTAGTGGGGACAGTATTGTTGCTACTAGTAACACTGTATTGTGGATAGGTTCTACTAAAACTAATAGTCGATCTGTATACATTATGGATGGGGTGTCTGCTATAAAAATATCTACAGCTAATATAGATAGGCATCTAGAAGCAGATGATTTAGAACAAGTGTCTGCCTACTGCTACACCATAGATGGACACACTCTATATATTTTGACTCTTGAAAACAGTCAAAAAACTTTGGTGTATGACATTAATGAAAAAATGTGGTACACATGGACCCAGTTTTCTTTGCAATCTAATGATCAACCTTATCCAGGTACGTATCAAGAATCTTACTTTCGTCCTACATTTTTTGCATCACTTAACAGTGTTGCATACTGTTTAGATGATGACACAGCAACTCTGTACTATTTTGATGCTGGTACATACCAAGATTATGGACAACCAATCTACTGTAGAGCAGTTACAGACATCATAGACAATGGAGTTACTAAACGTAAGTTCTATGGAAGGTTAGAAATTATTGGAGATAAAGTTGCAGGAATTATGCAAGTTCGTCATACTGGAGATGACTATAACAACTGGTCTAGTTACAGACCTATAAACCTCAATGCTTCTAGATCACAGGTCTACCTTAGTGGGTCAGATAGACGTAGAGCTTGGGAGTTTTTGTGTATTAGTAATGTTCCTCTTCGTTTAGACAATGTTGAAGTAGATTTCAGAATAGGTGAGATGGATCAAGAGCAAGAAGTTGGTGGTGGACGTTACAGGAGATAATCTTGGACCAAATACGTCAGTGGCTGTGAAGTAATTTAAGGAGAATAACATGGGTTTTTTTAACGATTTTTTTAGCAATCCAATTGCCGCAATAACCAATCCTATATCCGAAACTATTGGTACGTCTGGAAATACAAGTCAACCACAAGGTGTTCTTGCCAACTTTATAGCCAATCCAGTAAACACTGTATCCAACACTATATCAACAGTTGCTAACAGTCCAGCAAAAGCTGTTAGTGATGCTTGGTCGTCTGGTGGGCGAGATGCCGCCGCCGCAGTTGCAGCGTATTACGGGATTCCTTTGGCAGCGGAATATATGGGGGCTGGTGCTGCAACTGGTACTGCTGGTGCTGCGGGTGCGGCGGGTGCGGGTGCTGCGGGCGCTGGAACTGCAACTGGTGCTGGAAGTGCTGCTGGGTTTTTTGGTGGAACCACATTAGGTAGTATTGGTGCAGCTGTAGGTATTGCTTCAGGTATTAACTCACTCACTGGTGGTGCAGTAAGTAAAGCTCTTGGAATTGGTCCTGGGTCTAGTGCTACAGGTGCTGAAGCACAAACTGCTGCTGATCCTTTTGCTCCTTATAGAGGCAACCTTGCTGCTATGTATAGCGGTGCTCTAACTAGTGGTAGCACATTAGACCCCACCAAAATGCCAGGATACAGTCAGTTTGAAAGTGGTGTATTAAATCCTGCTATGGAAGCTTCTAAACGTTCTGGAGCTAAGTCTGGAATATTATATTCTGGCAATGAACAAATGGCTCTTCAAGGCATTGGTCAACAAGGCTACTATGGCTTTATGACCGATTATCTTAATCGGCTTGCTACAGGTAGTGGTGCAGGTTATGCCCCATCTGAAGCAGCTAGACTTGGTTTAGCTCAAGCTGGTCAAAATCAAACTGGCTTTATGCAAGGTCTAGGCGCTCTTTCTACAGGTCTTTCTGGTCTTGGTGGTCAATTTGGAACTCCTGCGGGGTACAGTGTTGCTGGTAATGCTGCACAAATGGCTGCACCCTATGGATATAGTGATCTAGGATTTAATCAATATGCATCTGGTGGTTATGGGTATAACAATATACCTATGCAGCCAGGTGGGGGGTATTAATTGTGGCATACCTAATGACCGATGCGGCTGCTGGTGGACAAGCAGCTTTACAACTTCAGCAAAGCATGGCTGCTGCACCTTATGTGCAACAACAAACTGATGCTGCTGTTGAACAAACACAACTTAAGCTACAGCAAGATCGTCTTAAACTAGAACAAGATCGTCTTAAAGCTTCCTATGCTCCACAAGCATTAGCTTTACAACAAGAACAAGACCAACAGACTTTAGAAAAAACTAGGTTAAGTAACTTGGTTACTGATACTAATTTTAAATCTTCTGAAGCATCTAAAGCTAGTCTCAAAGTTTTATCAGATAGTCCTGAATTTAAAGCTGCTAGTGATCCTGAAAAGTTGCGTATGGCAGCTATGCTTGATGCCCAGTCTGGAAATGTTGAAAATTTAAAAACAAACTTAGCTGCTGCTGAGTTGCTTGAATCAAGACAAATAGCTGTCAGACAAAAACAATTGGACCAGCAAGCTCAAGAAGTGGGTAATGCTTATGGTGTTATTGCTGCTCTGCCTGATGATAGGGTACAAGAGTTTGTAGATCGTCTTCCAGAAGCCAATAAAAAAGCTCTTGTATCTCAGATTGGGGAAGAAAACTGGAGCAACATGACTGGTGCTGAAAAGAAAGAAGCAGCTAAAAATCTTATGCTTAATGCCAAAGGGCAGATGGCTACACAACTAAAAGCTATTGAAGTTGAAAAAGCTAAAGTTCTTGCTGCATCTCGTGAGCGTATAGAATTTATTCGTCAAAATGGTTTGCTTAATCGCAGAATGGTAGGCAGTGATTCTAATACTGCTGCTGACAAAGAAGATCGCTTGGCTTGGTCTGCTTACACTAGGGCTGTAGAAGGTCTTGAAAAATCTGCTAAAAAACCTCTTGAGGCTTTAGATAAAAAAGTATCTGATGCTGAAGCTAAGCTTGATAGAACTTGGTTCTTTGATGCTGCTGAAAAAGCTAACTATCAAAAAGCTGTTACAGAGCGTGATAATTTTAAACGTGACCAAATTAAAAAAGAAATTACTTTAACTACCACTGCTCCTAACTTTCCAGGTAAGGATAGCAT